GCTTTCTCTGCTGTATCGCCTCGGGCTTGCGCCTCAAGAGCGGCCTTACGAAGTTCTTCCTGACGAAGCTTGTCAAGCTCGCTGTCTTCCCACTTCTGGTACGTATGGGCCGTATTGACTACCGACTCGGCGGTCTTAGCAATAGAGCTAATGGACTCCGCCAACTGAGCGCTGGGGTTGTCGCCGATTTGATTAGCCCCTCGGCCAAACTTAGTCTGACCGTAGCCAACCTGGCTCTTATCAATACGGGGAGCTTCTTGAGCGCTGTGATCTACAACGCCTTCTTGAACGGACTGGCTAAGACTAGCCATAGCTCCCGACCCAGCCTTTTGATTCCTCTGGGGATCAAATCTATTTTTAGGTTGCTTCTTCATTATTCACTTTCAAAAAGGGGACGGAGGGCCCATTTGGGGCGCTGCTGAACCGAACCAACCCATATCGTTCATCTGTATACCCATTGAAAGGCCACTAGCTGCACCGCCTGCGGCGCCGCCTAGCATACCCACGAGCATACCCATAGTGTTATCTCCAGGCCTAACGCCCGTAGACCCGGGAAGGTAAATAGACGCGTCTTGGCGACTAAGCATATCACGCTGGTTAAGAGCACTGTTGTACGAAGCCGTAGCGGCCAAGTCCTTTGTGTACTTTTCCTTGCGGTTGTTAAGACGGCGGGTTTCAGCTTGGGAATTAGAAACCTGCTGCATACGCTCCACCATACCACCGCGAAGATTCTTGCCTGTGGCCTCGGAAGTGAGCCGAGCGTTATAGGCAATCTGCTGTTCGGCAAGACTCTTTGACATAGACTGATAGCTCAACCGGATGTCTCGCCTTGCGTCGGCGTACCCCGTCGTAGCGGCCTCAGTAATCTTCTGGTTGTTATAGCGACGCATGGCGTTTGCTCTCGCTGCAGCCATGTTTTGCTTGTCGTTGGCCAGAGAGTTTTGGAAGTTCTGGCGCTCGACTTCAATCTTATTGGCGAGGTAAGAAGCCTCAGCTTGAGCCGCCTCAGCCTGAGAGCCCATAAAGCTCGACAGAGCGCCGACGCCAGCCATAACTCCCATTGCAATTCCTACACCCATATTATTCTCCTAGAAAGTTTAGAATGTCGTCAATCTCTTTATAGAGATCTTCCGTGTTTACTCTTAAGATATTTTTTGGTGCTCTCTCACAAGCTAGAAATCTATCCAAGCAATCAGAGCAAAACTCCATGACAATCTTAGGATCGGCAGTAGTCCCTTCTCTTTGCGCTTGTTTAATAATCGAAGCCGCTTGGGCTTCCTTATCTTGTCTCTCAAGGATAAGCATTCGGTCAATCGTCGGCCTCACAAGAGTGAGAGAGACCGGCCAGACCTTGGCTACTCCCTGTGTCAGGTAAATAACTTCATCTGCAGTGAGGTCGTAGTAACCTCCCAAGTTTCCCTCAAGCGGGAGAGCTCCGTGCAGGTACTTACTACCCGCTACCTCTAAGCCGGCTACTTTAGCCTGCCTCATTACAAAAGAGCTACCAACCCGCGGGCCGACTCCTGTTACGATGTTTAGCATTGACCTGTCCAAATATGGTTTTCGATACTTCACGAGGTGTCAGCGTTTTAACACGCGTTGCTCCGGAAGTTCGGCCACCTAGAATAAGCCCAGCTCGACGATCATCGTCTTCCCAGGCCGCAACCATTTTATTAAACTCTTCCTCTTCGTTGATAGCAATCTGCCGATCGACATCAATCCCAAGGGTTTCTTCATAATAAGCCACAGCAGCCGACAGCACATCTACACGGTCGTCGTGCTTAAGCGCACCCCGTATATCGTACAGTCGAGTAATCTGCTTCTGGTTTGTCTCATCTCTAGCCGCCTTCTTAGAGAAGACCAGGCGGTGAGCGCCCATCACGGGCTCTAGCGTAGAGATAATGCGTTGCTCCTTCATTCCCTGAACCCGGTATCCCTCGAGACCTATCTGGCCTCCTCCGAGGTTACCAACGTGGGGACGAAGAAGTGACCCAAACATACCATCGCCGTAGTTCTCTTCGTACCTAATAAGATTAAGGTCTGGGAACTCTACGGCTATCTTGACTAGCTTCTCAAGCAAAGCCTCTTCATAGCCGCCATCAAATCCCAGCAGCTCATGAATAAAGATGTAGCCATTACCAAAGCTAGCAATGCACACCGCTGTTTCATCCGTACCTCTACCTGAGGGATCAATGAACATGGCGGTCTGCTTATATTCGGTGTAACTGTCAGACACCCACATAGGCTTGCTAAAGACATCGCCATTAAGACCAAAGGAAGGTAGGTTCCTGTCGGGGTCCGAGGACCACACGATCTTGTTGGGATGCACCTCTTGGTCGAGGTCCAGCACAATAAGGTCGTTGAGCCGCAGGGGGTACCTATCCTGGTCAGCCAAGCTGGTGTCCAGGTGATAATGGAGAGAGAACAGCTTAGGGCCTACACGGGCCTTACGCTCCGCAAGGAGCTGATCGCTGAACCGTTCCGGCTGGATACTCATACCAGGCTCGTAGCCCATATCAAAGATAGACAAGTCTACGTCACGCATTTGCCCTGCGCTGTCGGGGTCTGGCATAATGGCTGGGAACTTATGGCAGGGATAAGCGTCGCGGAGTTTGTTGTAGATTGACTCTGAACTCTGCGGCGTACCCAGAATCCGAATCAGCCCCTTGTCGGGGTTACGGATCTGCTCAATTTCCCAGACCTTATTAATAAGCTTCTCTCGAGCTTCTGCAGTCTCCGAGTTCTTTTCGATCTCTACGTCATCGAGGATGACCGTGTCGGCGTGAGAACCCGTGATCTGACTAGAAATACCTCGGGAGAACACTGACTTGTCCTGGCCCGTGGCGGTGCGACACTCGACGTTAAAGCCGAACGCGCTGTCCGCCGTGTTGGGGCCAGGCTCTAGGTGTTTCATGTAAGGGACCAACGACAAGATCTTACGGGTCATGGAAATAAACTCCGTAGATTTAATTGCCGTTGCCGACAAGACCATAATAATGTGATTAGGATCTCTCAGCATGAGCCAGCTAGCAAACATAGACGTAAGCACAGACTTACCTGCACCTCGACCTGCCTGCAACTGAAATTCTTCGCCGCCGTCTTGAAGACGCTCGGCCATTAGGTATTGTAGAGGGGTAGGTTCACCAAGCCCCAGGTGCTTCATGCACATAAAGAGATGATTCCTAAAGTCTTCTAGGATCTCTTCGGGTACTGAGCTAGGAACCAGTTCTCTATCGATATTAGGTATAGGCATAAATACTCCTTGTTAAGAGATGATCTAAGATGTCTCTTAGATCATCTTAATGGGAGATCTCTCTTAGACTTAGCCCTGAGTGCCTCAGGTACCAAACTTAAAGGGAAGATCGACTTTTTCTTCAATCAGCTGATCAACGTTGCGATCAGTGATTTCAATGCTGTCTCGGTTCTCCTTGAGTACGTCAAGGACAACCTTATAGAGCTGTGGGCTCCGAGCCTCTGGGTTGGACAGATCGTCCATTAGAGAGTCGAAAAGCTTTTCGCTCATCTTTTGATAATTTTTCATGTTAGCACTTCCATCTCCGGCGAGCTTTACGGAGCCTACTATTCGGATCCTTAGCTGCCTTAGGGAACTTCTTCATCTGACCAGCAGAGCGGGCGCAATAGCTCTTCTTACGAGAGCCACCTCCCGGCTGCGGAGCCTTAAGATTCGAGCCAGTCTTGGCGTTGATCTTGCGTCGGCCCTTTGCGGTCAAGCCGCCCTTCTTGGACTTGCAGCCGTTCTTAATGCCGCAGCCCTTCATGGCGCCTTTCTTCTTAGATTTCTTAGCTGCCATTACTTCTTTCCCTTCTTCTTACCCTTCCAAGAGATCCGCTTAGGGCCTTTCTTTTTCTTGGAAGCGGAGGTACACTGAGACTTAGTAGGACGACAGGCGGGATATTTTCGCTTGCTCTTTCCTTTAGCCGACTTGCGACCGCAGGACTTACCTGTCTTACAATCAATCCAGCCCTTCCCGTTGTTGCGGGAGAACCACTTATTAAGACTTTCCTTCTTAGCCATTACTTCTTCTTTCGCTTGTTAGGCCCAGCCTTGCCCTTGCGGCACTTGACTGCGGCACCCGAAGCGTAAGCCGAAGGCCACACCTTGTAGCGGGACTTGGCCCACTTAGCGCACTTGTCCAGGGGCTTCTT